ACGAGCTGGTGCGCGAGCACTTCCGCTACGACTTCGACCCCGACACCGACGCCGTCACCCGCGCCTGGTTCGTCTGCCCCGATTGCGGCTGCGAGATCGACGAGCACCACAAGGCCACCATCCTGGCTGACGAGGCGCTGGGCGGCCAGGCCCGCTGGGTGCCCACCGCGCAGGGCGACGGCGAGACCGTGAGCTTCACCCTGTCGGCGTACTACGCCCCGCTCGGCTCCATCACCTGGCGCCGCCTGGCCAAAGAGCTGATCCAGGCCCTGGCCGCCAAGGCGCGCGGCGACAACACGCTCATGGAGGTCTACGAGAACACCCGCGAAGGCATCGACCACGACCCCGGCGAAGTTACCAGCACCGCGCAAGAGCTGCAAAAGCGCGCCCAGGCCGAAGGCATGCCCGCCCGCATCGTGCCCGACCGCGCCCTCGTGCTCACCATGTACGCCGACACGCAGGACGACCGCCTTGAGGCCACTGTCACCGCCTGGGGCCCCGGCATGGAATCGTTCGTCGTCGATCACCAGTTCCTGTTCGGTGACCCCAGCGTCCCGCCCGAGACCGAAGGCAGCGTCTGGCAGCAGCTCGACGAACTGCGCCGCACGCCCTTCGCCCATGCTGGCGGCACCCTCATCCGCATCAGCGCCTACGGCATCGACTCGGGCGGCCACCACACCCAGGATGTGTACAACTACGGCGCCGGCCGCGAGCACCTGGGCTGCGTCGTCACCAAAGGCTCGAGCCAGCGCAACCGGCCCATCATTGCCGGCCGACCAACCCAGCAAGACATCGACTGGCAGGGCCGCAAAGTCGCCGACGGCATCAAGCTCTGGGCCCTAGGCACCGACACCGCCAAGGACTACGTCTTCAACCGCCTGCGCATGGTCAGCGGCCCCGGCGCCATGCACTGGCACCAGTCCATCGAGCTCGACTACCTCGAACAGCTGCTCGTCGAAAAGCCCCAGGTCCGCTGGCACAAGGGCCGCGCCATCCGCGAGTACATTAAGCCCAACGGCGCCCGCAACGAGGCACTCGACTGCACCGTCGGCAACACCGCCATCGCCCACTACCTGGGCCTGCACAAGTGGTCCGACGCCGACTGGCGCCGCCTGCGCGACAACCTCGTGCCGCGCCACGCCACGCCCGACATGTTTGCCCTGGCCGAAGCCGCCAACGCCCCCACCGCCCAGCCCGACCCGGCCCCGGCGCATCTGAAGCAACCCCAGGCACAGGACGCGGCCCACGCGCCCGAAGTGGCTGGGGCGACCCGGCCGACACCCGAGGTTGCCCCACATGCGCCGGCCACGGCCGCCGCGACCCAGGCGCCTGCAGACCAGCCGGCCGACGCCAACAAGATGATCCGCCCAGTACCGGCGCCCGTCGCGCCCATCCGCCCGGCCACGCCGCCGGCCGCGCCGCCCTACATGCCCCCACCACCACCCGCACCGGCTGCCCGCCGAGTGCTCTCACGAGGCTACGCACGATGACGCCCACAGCCACCACCACCGGCACACGCACCCGCGTCGACCCCAGCCGCGCCCCGCTCGAACGCTTCACCATTGGCAACGTGCTCGCCGCGGCACCAGCCCGCGCGCTCACCGATGCCGAAGCCACCGACCAAGCCGGCCAGGCCGACGCCACCCACCCCGTCATCGCCGCCGACCACGAGCTGTGCGAGCGCTGGGCCAACTGGTCTACCTCGCGCCGCCTCTACGGCCCGCCGCCACTCGCCCCCGGCGTGCTCGGCAAGCTCACCAGCAAGGCCGTGAGCAAGCGCACCGGCCCCGATGCCATCGCCAGCGCCCAGATGATGGCCCTGCACCTGGCCATCACCGCCCAGCCGCCAGAAGCACTCGACCGCAAGGTCTTCGAGCTGCACTACCGCTGGCGCGTCAAGCACATCAAGCTGGCCGCCGAAGAACTTGGCATCACCCGCGCCCACTGGTATCGCCTGCTCGCCGACTTCCGCCAGCGCGTGTGCATCGGCTCACGCGAGATCCTGGCCGACAACCAGCGGCAGGCCGACGCGCTGCCGCATCGCTCACAGGTGGCGCCATGAGCATGACCCAACGCTACGCCGGATTCCTGCGGCGCACCGTCGCCGAATGGGACAAGCAGGCCAACTCCGTGCGTGCCGAGGCCACCCGCCAGGCCGCGCTGCACATGGAGCGCCGCGAGGTCGAGTTGTGCCACCAGCTGGTGACCGTGCGCGAAACGCTCGAACACGAGTGCATCGACGGAGATTCGCTGCTGCGCCTGCTGGACATGGACCCCGAGCAGTACCGCACCGAGACCGGCCGACTGAACCTGCTGAAGATTCGCGCGGATCTCGCTGATCGCAAGACGCATAACGCCCGAGCTAACCTGACCGACACAGCGCGATGACCACCGAAGCAACCCAGGACGCACCGACCGACGCCCAGCCAAGGCCCGCTGTGGCGGGTCAGGTTGAGCGAAGTGTTAGCCGGCAACTTGGTGCCCTGCCACGGCCTTACTACGAAGACGAGGCGGTGACCCTGTACCACGGCGACGCGCTGGCACTGCTGCCGCTACTGCCAAAGGCCGACGCGGTGGTGACGGACCCGCCATACGGCGAAACCTCGCTAGACTGGGACGTGTGGCCGGATGGCTGGCCCGACGCTGCAGCGCTGGTGGCGAACCAAGTGTGGTGCTTCGGCTCGACGCGCATGTTCTTGGACAAGGGCCACCAGTTCGGCCGGTGGAAGCTGGCGCAAGACGTGGTTTGGGAGAAGCACAACGGCAGCAACAACGCGAACGACAGGTTCCGCAGGCTGCACGAGCTGGCGCTGCACTTCTACCGAGGAGAGTGGGGCGACGTGTTCAAGGCGCCGCAGTTCACGAACGACGCCACCGCGCGCACGGTGCGCCGCAAGGCCAGGCCGCCGCACTGGGGCGACATTGGCCCGAGCAGCTACGCCAGCGAGGACGGCGGCCCGAAGCTGATGGGCAGCGTGATCTACGCCCGAAGCTGCCACGGCTACGCGGCGAACGAGACGCAGAAGCCCGAGGACATTGTTGCCCCGCTGCTGCAGTACAGCGTACCGCCCGGTGGGCTGGTGGTGGACTGCTTTGCGGGCAGCGGCACCACTGGCGCCGTAGCGCGCAAGACCGGGCGCCGGGCGATCTTGATTGAGAAGCGCGAGTCACAGTGCCAAGCCATCGCTGCGAGGCTGGCACAAGGTGACTTGTTGACGGCTAACGCAGAGGTAACCGGCAATGCACGGCGCTGACCAAGAAACCGAAGCGAGCAAAGGCGACCCGCCGGGCATTGTCCGGTTGACCGCCGAGTTAGCCGTCACACGGGTGGTGTGGGTAAGCGGCGGGAAGGACAGCACGGCGATGGCGCTGCGGCTGGCCGAACTGCACCCCGATGTGCCGTGGCGCTACGTTTGCACGCCAACCCGCAACGAACTGCCCGACGTGCACGACCATTGGGAGCGATTGGGAGAACTGCTGGGCCGGCCGCTGGAGCGCGTGGAGCACCCGCTAGGACTGCACGGGCTGGTTGATGCGCAGCAGATGCTGCCCAGCCATGCGGCGCGATGGTGTACCCGCATGCTGAAGATACAGCCCGCGCTGGCCTTCTACGCGAAGCATGCGCCATGCGTGGCCTATGTGGGCTTGCGCGCTGACGAGCCCGAGCGGCGCGGCCTGTTTGGCGACAAGGTGCCGCAGGCATACCCGCTGCGCGAGTGGGGCTGGGGGCTGGCTGAGGTGAAGGACTACCTGCACCGCCGCAGCGTGACGGTGCCGAAGCGCACGGATTGCGCGTGGTGCTACGACCAAAGCCTGCCCGACTGGTGGGAACTGTGGCACCGTTACCCGGCCGTTTGGGCGCAGGGCGAGGAAGTGGAGGCGAAGCACGGCCACACGTTCCGCAGCCCGGCGCGCGACACCTGGCCTGTGCGGCTGGTGGACTTGCGCCAGCGCTTCGAGCGCGGCGACGTTCCGAGAAACACGGAACTGAACCGCGACCTGTTCGACGAAGAACCGACGCGCTGCCGCGCGTGCCTGCTATGAGCGAAGGTGATCTCTCGGCGCTGCTGACACTGCTGGCCGTGCCAGCAGGCGGCGCCATTGCTGCCATGATTCTGTGGGCCGTGCTGCGGCGCCGGAAATGACGGCTAACGCAGAGTTGAGCCGCTGACGGCGGCGCTACAGGAGTATGAAGATGGAACAAAGCAGCCCGCCGACGGCAGTCGGCTCGAACGCAGGGTTAGGCGTCATCTCGCGCGACGAGTGGCAACGCCGGTACGCGGCGCGGATCATGGAGCGCGCCGGATGGCCGGAGCATGCAGCCATGGAAGCGGGCCGCGTAGGAGCCGAAGAGTACGAGCGCAGCGAGCGCGCCGCCGGCAATGCCGTGGTGTGGCTAGGCGTTTCTGCTGGCGGCCCGTGGGACACGCCTGAAGACCTGGCCGACGAGGAAATGAGCTACTGGGAAGACGATGGCGAAGGCTGAATTGATGACGCCTAACG